GGTGTGCAGCCTTGGCTTGATCTTCCCACTCATGCCATTCTTCACTGGTACCGCACTTGAGCTTTGGCGTTCCCCGAAGCCAATCTGCAAATGGGCCAATCGTCCAATAATGACTACGCATTTCTTAATCCTTCTTTCCGCCGAATAGTTGTAGTAAGCTCAAGAACAAGTTGATAAAGTCAAGATACAACGTCAATGCACCCATTACTTCTGCTTTACCATCATTGTCGTAGCTGACCATTTCACGAATTTTCTGTGTGTCGTAGGCAGTTAATCCTAAAAACACAATTACAGCAATGGCACTAATAACCATTTGCATGACAGTACTACCAATAAAGATATTAATAACACTAGCAATGATAATGGCAATCAAACCAATGAACATAAATTGTCCAAGACTGTCTAGATTCTTTTTAGTAAAATAACCATAACCACTCATAACACCAAACAATACTGCCGCGCTCATAAAAGCACTGACAATGCTTCCCATATTATATACTACAAAAATAGTAGCAAAACTCAAACCCATTAATGCGGCAAATCCATGTAAGAAAATTTGCAAAGCACTCTTACTCATCTTTTCCATGCTGAGACTGACAGCAAGAATTGCCACTAACGGTGCAAAAATTACAACCCATTTCATAGCACCTGTAAAAAAGAAAGTCATCAAGGAAGCACTATTTCCAACTAGAAAACTTACAATCATTGAAGTAATGACTGCCAGCCCCATGTGACCGTAGACTCTCCCCATAGCACTATTAATTTCAGTTGCTGATCGATAAACACTTGCGTACATACGTTACTCCTTGGTTAGATAATTATTTAATTCTGGTGGGGTCCACCCCACGGGTTTTAAGACTTTTCCATCTTCTCGCTTGCGAACTTTTCCGGTTTCACTATCAATCTTGGCAAAGTTAGTTTTCATAACTTCTTTCCATGCGCCTTCTGCATCTGCACCCATACTATGAATAGCACCAATTGTAACAACTAAAATGTCAATTAATGCATCTAGTGTTTCTACTTTGTCGTGATTATTGATTGCAACACCAAGCTCATCTGCTTCTTCTTCAATAAGTTTTAGATACATGTTAAATTGACTTTGATTAAAGTCCTCAACTGTTTGGTCGCAAGCCTTCATAAACTTTTCTTGATCTCTAAATGGATTTGTCATATATTTCCTTTAAATTGTATTTTCAATTTTTACTTCATCATTTTCAAAGCAGGGTATTGGGCGTCCTATGGAGTCTAGCATCAAAGTTCCCCATCGACCGCCGTCCTCTTGGAACTCTACAAAAACTCGATTATAGGCGCAAAACAGATGTGTCTCAACTCGATTGTTTTTAGGTCTATGAAGTACAGCCAAAATAACAAGCAAGGTCATGATTATTGACCAAATAATAAACGCCCACTTGAGCAACTTCACGTTAGTGCTTCCATATTAAATCTTTTCTCCTGGAACAAACCCTCTAAAACGCATGAATCGAGGAAAACGCAAACTATACGTTCCATCTTGATTCTGTGTTACTGCATCGGCACGTACTTCTGCTATCATGCCAACACAATCATCTTTAACTTTCCAAAAGCCATCACGTTGCTCATCTGTAAGTCCACTACCAACATTAACACGAATGGCTTTACCGTCATCTACACCTTCACAAACAAGTGCGCCAAGACGTCCTGCATTTTTGCCAGTGCCTTCTTCTGTGTCAACAACCGACAAAGATACTTCAATGAATGGTTTAAGTTTAAGCCAACTTACACTACGTTTGCATTCATAGCCAGCATTAGGATCTTTAATCATAATGCCTTCGTAGCCTCCGTCGATGGCCTTTTGATTAATAGCCTTGAAACGCTGTTGCCCTTCTTTAGTATCAAGGTCAACTAGTTCGTTAGCTACGTAGGTTACATTTGGTAGCATGTCTTGATAGGTATCAACCCAAAACTTAACCATATCGCTACGTGTCTTTTGATCCGTATTCCAAATACCTTTTTCAAAATCTTCTAGTGGAATCACATCAAACAAATTAAGCACGGCATCTTTGCTTTGCACATCACTCTTTCGATGTACTTGCTTCATAAGATCTTGGAAACTACTAGACATAACTTCGCCATCAAGAACAACGTCTTTGTTTTTGTCAGTACCTTTAGTTTTGACTACTGCACTAATCTGTTCTACTATGTGGGGGAAATTAGCCAGTTCTTTACCATTTCGACTGAACATATCCACGCGACCATCACCACGAACAATAGTAAGAACTCGAACGCCGTCGAGCTTAACTTCGATAAGTTTTTTTCCTGCCACCTTAGTTTCATGATTAGCACTATCATGAGCAAGCTGACAGCCGAATATAGGGATAGCGTAATCAGCATATTTCTTCTCCACCACTTTGTTAATTGTTTTTTCGCTTACGCCGCAACGCAAGTCTTTAATAAGGATACGACGATACCAACCATTCCACTCTTTCTTAGTGGCTGATTTCATCATTGCTTGAATCATATCCCTCGCTGTATTACCGGTGACGTTGCGAGTAACAAAACCAGTAAGAGCGAGAGTAAAACTACTCCAAGGTAGGCCAGCACCATCTTCATCAGTTTTCTCCGGTATTTGTTTAAGCCCAAAAGTTATCATTGGATCTAATGCAAGTCGACAACCTTCAAAGAATTCTTTAGCATGGTCGCTACTTTCGGCAATGGCCTTAATAATCGCTTCTTTATCCAAACGTGAATTATGGGTTTCTAAATCCCAAATGTGGCTGGCACAAACGCTCATGTTGACTCCAATAGTTAACTGTTCTAATAACTATTATACAGTCAGACTATTAGTAAGTCAAGTGATTTGTTGTCTTAAATGGTTTGCCGTCGTAAGCATATTCTAATTGATTCATTATTTTACGCTTCATTTGGCAAACTTTTGGATGGGTGTGGTCATACTCAAATGCTTTCATAAAACGTCCCCATCCGTTTGGACGAACACGTTTTGGAACTTTTGAATCTAAATACATTTTAATTGCTCGAGTATCCCAACCAAATTTATCAATCATATCTTGAGCTAGGTTAAAGGCATGTGCGCCCATTTCGTCCCTATCACCGTAGTACTCTTGTTCTTTACGAGTTCGAGCATAGTAGGCAGTACTTTGATATCCTGGTATGGCTTTAAAATTTCTAGCACGATACTGGCGTGTGTGGATGACTTCGTGCAATACTGTATCGGCAAACAGTTGGCAAACACGTTCCCAACGATAGTTGCTCATACGCATAGTGGCAGTTTTAGGCGGATATGCCAGTTCAATTTCGATAAAACGCTTTCTGCCCTTTTTATCTAAATCACTATAGTATGCTCCACCAACCCAAATTTCACCTTTTTTAACAGGATTGAATCTGCTGCTTTTTACCTTAATAGGAAGGTGTGATTTAATATGTTGGCTTATTATACTGGTAATTTCACCTATAGGAAGTCTTCTATCAACTAGTTCGGATTTTAGCTGATAGAGCATGGAATAAAGGGTCGAACGATCCAGTAAAGACCAATTGAACGCCTGGCGGGCCATAGCACACTCCTTGTAACACTATTTATAGTATACTATGGCTAACCATTATATACGCATTTTATGGGCAATTTATACTAAACATTTTCAATCGTAATAAATACTGAATACCATTTTAGAGATTAAAAATGAATGATTTAAGAAAACTAATAGGCCATTTAGAACATATTGATCGTGGCGGCAAAGTATCTACAGATAACGGACCAATGTATGTTAGTGCTGTAGATTTTGACGTTAATGATATGGTCTTGCAAGTTGTTGTTCATGCCAGCGTCGATGGTATCGGCGCCAGCATTCTAAAGAGCTTAAAAATTTAAGCCTAGCTTAATTTTTTACGGACGTTTGTCGATAACTTTATCAGCTAGTCCGTATTCTACAACTTCTTGAGAACTGAGATAAGTGTCAAACTTCATTGTTTCAAACAGTTCTTGATAGCTTTTACCTTTTGAATTGTGTTTGACATACAGTTCAGTTAGACGTTTATTCAAACGTTTAGATTCTTCAAAATGCCGCTTGGCGTCTTCAAATTCTAGTTCTTGCACATGAATGCTACCACGTGTACTAGGAGTACCAGAACTAACACGATGAATCATTGTGCGGCTTTCTGGTAGTACATGTCGTTTGCCTTTGGCACCGGCTTGTGCAAGAAAACTGCCCATACTAGCAGCCTGGCCAACAACATAGGTGCAAACATCGGGTTTGATAAATTGCATGGTATCGTAGATAGCCAAACCAGCAGTTACTGATCCGCCTGGACTGTTAATAAAGAAATGAATGTCTTCACTGCCTTGACTTTCGAGAAATAACAACTGTGCAACCAAAAGGCTAGCGGCATGCTGATCCACTTCGGTGTCCAACATTACAATACGGTCTTTGAGCAGTCGGCTGTAAATATCGTATGCACGTTCGCCCCGTGCTTCAGTCTCGATAACGGTAGGTACCAAATGTGGCATTATTGTTTTTCCTCTATATATAATTGATTTTTGTAAAGCTCGAGTTGATCGATAAGCATTGCTACACCTTGTCTATTCATCGTAAGTGTAGTGTAACCCATTGTAAAACTTATACGATTATCGTCTGTGTGTCCGATAGTGTAATGAATAACTGGATCCTTTTCCTTAGTAGGAGGTTCGATGTAAGGAACCTCCTTAAGTTCTGGAAACTTAACTACGTTACTATATTCACGCTTTTTAAACCAATCAAACATTTTATTTGTTCATCATCAATGCGTTGAAGTTTGAAGGCACCACAATGGTCTGCACCTGACCATTTTTGATACCTTCAGAGATGTTCAACATGGCCTGTGCTTGCATGAATGCAATACTAGCACCGGAGTTGTTGGCCAGTGCTGCCATTCGACGACTTTCGGCTTCAGCAGTTTTTACTTCAACTTCTTTCTGTTTGAGTTCGTTCTTAGCACGAACCAATGCATTGGCACTTTCAACAACTGAGTCTGCTGGCACAACATTACGAATCAACACTTGGCTAATCATAATAGTACCGTCCAACTTTTCTTCAGCCAAGTTGCGAACAATTTCCTCTTGGATGAACTTTTCCATTTCACCGCGGTTGTCTGCCATATCCAGTGCTTCGTACTTACGTGCGGCCTTGTAGATAGCATTACGAGCATTCTGAACAATGTAGTTGTACATCACATAGGTGTCGCCTTTAAACTCAGCGTGGAATGCCTTGTTCTTAGTAGCGTACAGTTCTGATACTTGTTGTGGGTTGATGTTGTAAACAACCACAGCATCCAAATCTTTCATGGTTGAGTTGTCTTTGGCCACAGGAGTCATATTCTCCAAAGTAACATTAACGTCTTTAACAGGAAATGTTAGCACATCTCCGATGATAACCTGATTAAAAGAACCAGGCAATAGTTCACCAGGCTGAACCTGTTTGTCAAAACCAACTCGTACACCAACCTCACCAGTTTCAATACGAGTACAACCAGTTGCCAACACGGCAGCGGCCAAAATACCAAGAGTAAAAATACGTTTCATGTTATACCTTAAAAAAGAATTACAATTACAGTCATTACTAGAACAGCTAGTAATGCGACAACTATACTGTACGTTACAGACTTTGTCAAGGTCCAACGTTCCATACCGTTTAGATTTCTCCAAGCAGTAATGCCAAAGTGAATGAGGAAAGCAAGTACAGCAAAAGCTAACCAAAGTCTAATCATTTTGGTAACTCATATGTTTGGGCAAAGATGTCTTTCTTCACAACACCGTAGTCTCCGGCACCGTGTCGAACAATAAAGTCTTCACCTGATTTATAATTCAAATCGCCCCATGATGCTTTTACTACACCATCGTGGTCTGCTAGTTTAGCACGTTTGAAAATCTTTTTAGGAGTAGCAGTTCCATCTTTGTTGTCGTCATAGTAGTCGGCAAACTTTTCTGCACTCACTGGATACTTCTCGCCTTTAGGTCCTGTAATAATCTTATGTCCTGCTTGATAATCAACAGGACCTTCTAGGGTATCTACAGTACCACTAGAGCTGGCAGTTTTATAATGAATCGGTGTAGGATGTTTGTAAGTTTCAAAACTTCCTTTTTCAAACCAATCATCAGTGATGCCTTTTTCAATCGACTCTACAATGTTAATAAATTCTCTGATCATTAATTACGTTCCAGTTCTTTAAATGCTTCCGGGGCACGTCGAAGAGCAATCTCTCGCTCTTGTTGCGCTTCTTTGGCTTTACGCAAAATATTGGCATCACCAGTAGGCAATGCTACTAATACATAGGTATGAATTCTATTACCTGCTTGAATGCGTTTAATTTCTCGTTGCTCAACACCGGTCAAATCTACGTTAGGGCAAAAGCTCTTAGTAGCACGTTCGTTTACTTGAGTACGACTGTTCTCGCCTTCGGTGGAAAAAACTTTAGTTTGTTGACTAGTTTTACCACCTGCAGCCATACACAGTTTACTGTAAGCATCTGTCTTGGCATAAGCATCTGCATCTGCCATGTTGAACGAACTGCCAAATCCGCTTTCGTAAACAGCGTTGGCACTAGTTGGTACTTTGTTATACCAATCAGGAGTTTTATCCAAAACTTTTTGTTGTGCATCAGCTTGGCGCTCGCGCTCTGCTTCTGCTCGTTTTAGATAAGGATCGGCTGTACCACAAGCTGTTAGCACAGCCACAATAGGTAATAGAAGTAGTGTCTTTTTCATTTTATTTCCTTAATTGGATTTAATTTTAGAAGCCGCCCAGTCAGTACCGGACTTGACATCTTCGCCAAGACCTTTAACCAAACCAGCGGAAGTACTACATGCTGTCAACATACTGACAACGATTAGTGATAAAACTACTTTCATTTTGCCATCTCCTGACTCTGTGTTTTAACTGTGTCTACACCTTTATCAAGCATACGAGCAATGCCAGAAAAACCAACAGTAGCTAGTACCAATCCAAAGATAGTGCCTGCGATAAATGCCTTCATAATATATGCCTTAATATGTTGTTGAACATGTGCTTATTATAAGCGAATATATTTCAAATGTCAAGTCACCATTTGTCCACAACTGTCCAAAGTTCATCATCGTTCTTGCAAATTACACCTTTGCTTGTTTTTCCATCAAGTCTTTCTTGAAAGAATCTACATTTGGTTCCATCGTGTTTAAAGTATTTTGGTTTTTTAGGATCAAAGCTAAATTCATTTTCCATTGCTGTATTGCCAACTTGCCAGCGCACTTTGGTTGGTACGTTGCCTTCTTTGCATACAGTATGCACTTCGGTTCTAAAATCTCCACCCAATCTTATGTATAGTTCGTTCATGCCATTTTGGATAGCAGCTTGGCAACTAATTTCTGGATCTCCATAATCTTGATGTGTCCAATCTACATTATGTGTGTCCCCGTCGATAGTAACTGAAAACTTTACTCGACATTTTTGGTGACTTTTTTCTTTAACTAAGTTTTCAATGTTTCCTACTTGTCGATCTTTAACCAATTGGCTGGCTTGACGCATAGTGCATTCTGCAAATGCTACATTACTGATTAGAAGGAAAGATAGTATAAAAGTTTTCATTGTTCACAGTTATAGGAAAACCACCAAATATGTTCTTTCAAAAGAGCATAATACGCCCGATCCTCATCATTAAATTTTTCTGGATCTGGACCAAAATATTTCAGTCGTTGAATGTCCTTCAAATCTTGGATTTGATCGTTTTTCTTTTTACAATCTAAAGGGTACTGTTTTAGCTCACCGTACGTTGGTAGAGGGTTACCTCCACAACCGTATAGAAGCACGGCTGCTATAAGAGCAAGTTTTTTCACACTTTATGTTCATCGTCGAGTTGAACATCGCTAAGGCCTGCCAGCATTTGAAATTTATTCCAAGCGGCCTTAACACCAGGGTTTTTATCTAGTTCTTCACTAGGTAAAATAGTTTCTAACCAAATATGTGGTAGCCTGCGTGGGAAAGCACCAAATTGTCGAGGCTGATGCATTCGTCCACTGTCGTAAAGTTCTATTGTGACATTGCGAAACGTTTCCTCAGTTTCATCAGGATAGCTAGCCCATTCGGGATTACTCATCAAACTAATACCGTGATACCCGTGCCAAATGCCAGCCCACTGTTCATCGTCATGGGGATTAAAATCTGTGCGGGTAATAATAACTAGTACATCTTCGAGATCGACGACACCGTCGATAACATCTCGAATACACCGACTGTAACTAAGGCCAATTTTCATTTAATTTCCAATTTTATTTGTTTAACACTATCCCAGCGAAAGCTCTTCCAATGTTTTGACTCCAAATCATAAACCGGACAAACGTCTTCGTTTACCTTGCGTTCCTTTTTAGGCTTTGGAAAGTCTATTGGATCATTTGTGTTAGTATAGTGTATTTCTTCCGTTATGTCAATTGGAACGAGAGATGGACTGGTTGTACATTCCATAACTCGTTCGGTGCCGTCTTTTTTGGTAAAGACAACAGTCACGGGTCCAAATGCTAGATGACTTTTAAGCCATTTTTTAAATAACTTAAATTCGTTATCCGTTAGAGTCATTTTGACCTTCTAGTTGTTTTACTCGTTCGGTAAGTCGCACAACCTCATATTCAAGTTGTTCAATATGAGCTGCAACCTTTTCCATAAATTCGGCTGTATTATGGCCCGTTCTTCGAATCATATCAACTACTGCTAATTTTTGTTCTTCCATTTAAATCTCCAAAATTAAGTTAGGGTTCCAGCCAGTATCTTCGCTGTAACCGTCTGAATTATAACCACGTGGGTTACAAACAATTCTAGTTTCACCAATCACATAATCAAAGCAATGATGTGTGTGACCGTGTGTCCATAGTTTAATCTGTGGATGATCCAAGATGAACTCACTCAAGTCACTATGGTACGCACCGTTCATTAAAGTTTCAGTTTTGTACGATTCGTGTACACTTTGGAAACTTGGACTGTGATGCCCAACTACAACAAATTTTCTATCGGATCTTTCAGAGATCACGTGTTTGATATAATCAAGGGTTTGTCTGTGACGAATTGCAGTATCCGCAGGTTTAAGATTAGTATAACCTTTTTCATCGTTTTTAATGATACGGAAGTCGTTCATCATATCACGCACGGCATGAAGTGTAAGCGGATCGCCTTTGTTCATGTTAGTCCACAATGTACCACCAACAAATGTTACATCGTTGATGTCAACACAATCTCTTTCGAGAAAATGGATGTTAGGGTAACATGCACAAGTCTCCCGGAGATACTGTATACCTTTAACCCACTTGCCGTTATAGAATTCATGATTACCTGCAATGTAGATAACGTGCGGAAACAGGTTACTCATACGTGTGAGGAAATCGCGAAAAGTTTGAACACGCTTTTGTTTACGACCCAGTTCAGCAAATGAACCGTACTCGTAGATACTAGGAACAACTGGATGATCGTGCAGATCCTCGGCAATCATAATATCGCCACCGAGGATCAGAACATCGGCATTGTTCTCGTTTTTTATGTCATAGCAGTCGGAGAACTCAAGATGGAGATCCGACACTAGTGTAATTTTCATCTATAAACCTTTTAGCCTTTGCTTTATATTCTTCTGGATTTTCGGTGTAGTCATCGACAGCAGCCTTGACTGCACGTTCAACTAGTTCGTTAAACGTAATGTCCATTTGATGTGCTAGTTTCATATATTCTAACAGATCATCGTCCGAAAAGTCAACTTCAATTTGACATCTGGTGTCGTAATCTTCACCTGCTACTACAGCACGGATTTTTTCCAAAATATCACCTGCTACATCCAAATCGATAAACTTGGAAGTATCCAACGATTCCTTAGGATCGATATCACGTTCCTTGGCTTCTTCTAAGAACGCTTCTTTGTAGTCAGGATCTTGCCAGCGATATTCTCGATTGTTTACATAATCCCAAAGTTCAACGGCATACACATATTGGTCTTCACTGTCAAATATAGCACTAACACTATATTGGTCTTCTTTATATGAGTCTAAGTAACGAGCATTGGGCCCGTAACAATTCCACCCATAGCCAGTTCCTTCTGTAATTTTAAATTGAATTGCTTCAAGGTATTCTTTTAGTATAATCATTGTAATGTCCTTCCTTGGTTCTGATTAAAAGAATTTATTAATTGTTCAATAACGTCTTCGGGCAAGTCATCTAGGTCTTCTTCATCAAGTACCCGGCTCATTGCCTTTATTTCTTCCCCTGTTTTGTCTCCAAATATTTTTTGAATTTCAGAAACCATTTCATCAAGTTCTTCCTGAGTGCCATCAAAATTGTCAAAGCATCCTGGCGCAAATTCGATCTTCATTTTCTTTTCTTCGGTCATAGTTCTAATCCGTTTTCTTTTGCAAATTTTTCTTTTCGAGCTTCATGCTCTGCTTCATGCTTATCGCATAGTGTGCGGATCCATCCACCGCCACGTCGTTTTCCAATGCCACCGCACTCTTCGCAAGCAACATCTGCCCAAGCTTCAGCCATACGTACCATGCCGTCGACCTTGTCATCACCACCTTGATAGTAAAAACGTAA